GCGCCCACCCCGGCGGCGACGCCCACCCCGGCCGACTTCGCCGAGGGCGACGGCGCCCCGACCCGCGACGCCGCCGACGACCTGACCGACCAGATGGAGGTGTTGGCGGGCGATGCCCTGTCCGCCATGATTGACGAATTGGGCCGCGTGCTGGACGACGCCACCGATTTGGCCGACGTGGAACGCCGCCTGTTGCAGATGGCCACCAGCCTGCCGGTGGACGACCTGGCCAAGACCATGGGCGATGGCTTGGCGGTGGCCGACCTGACCGGCCGCAAGGACATCATGCAATGACGGTTGAACCGACCGCCGTCCCGTTCACCGAGGCTATTGATTACCTGCGGCAGAAGGTCAACCTGCCGACCAAGGCATACACCGACCTGTGGGGGGCGCAGCATGCGCGCGCCTTCGTGGTGGCCGGGGCCATGAAGGAAGACCTGATATCGGACCTCCGCAATGCGGTGGCCAAGGCGCTGGAACAGGGCACGACCTTGGCCGAGTTCCGCAAGGATTTCGACAAGACCGTGGAAGCCAACGGGTGGAGTTACAACGGCACGCGGGGAAACCGCACCCGAACCATCTTCAATATGAACCTCCGCATGGCCTATTCGGCGGGCCGCTGGCAACAGGCCATGCAAACGAAGGCCCGCCGCCCGTATGGCCGTTACGTCCACATTTCGTCGCTCCATGAGCGCAAGGAACACGCGGGGTGGCATGGAACCGTGTTGCTGTTGGACGACCCGTGGGTGGCGACCCATTGGGGACCGTGCGGATGGGGGTGCAAGTGTTCATGGCAAACGCTATCCGAACGCGACATCAAGCGGTACGGCTATGAGATCGCCAATCCGCCACCCGAAACCGAGTGGGAGGAAGTGCCCGTGAGCACCCCCACCGGCAAGGTGATGGTGCGCACCCCGAAAGGTATTGATCCAGGCTTCGGCTACAATCCCGGCGAGGCGGCATGGGGCCGTGGCGCCCAAAGCTTGGCGATGGAACGCCACGGCCCGTGGGAGCCGCTGACCGCCCCAGGTGCCAGCCCGGCCACCGACCTGGTCAAGGCCGAGAAGCCGGTGGCCAAGCTGGGCAAGCGCGCCGAGACGGAAGCCGAGCTGCGCGCCGCCCTGCGCCACGCCATCGGCGGCGACCAGGCCATCTTCACCGATCCCCTTGGCGATAGGGTCAACATCACCCAAGGCATCGTGGACCACTACCTGGAGAAGGACAGCCGCCGCGACGGCCGCGAAGCCTTCTTCCCCTTCATGCGCGAGGTGGTGGAAGACCCGGCCGAGATTTGGGTGGGCTTCGCCAAGTCCAGCGTCTCGGGCCGCGTGTCCCTGCGGCGGCGCTACATCAAGCTGCTGGAGCTGGGCCGCGACACCACCGTGGGCATCGTCGCCGATGCGGACGGCGGCCAGTGGTCGGGGGTGACGTTCTTCCGGGGAAACAAGTCCGCCATCAACTCCCTGCGCCAGGGCGTGCGGGCTTACGGAAAGGCTTAGTCCAGCAGGGCCTGCCAGGCCTGAACACCCAAAATGGTCATCCGCACGGCCCCGGTAGCGCCGATCCGCTTGACCAGCCCCAGCTTGACGCATTCATCAATCAACCATTCCGGCGCCGGGTGACGGCACTCCACGGTATCGGGATGACAAGAGAGAAGCAGCAGGCGCTGTTGCTTGGAAAGAGGCGTGTCCAGCATCTCAATCCTTCAGGGATAGACTATGGCGCCCGCACGCTGCCACGTCGCCCGGCACCGTCAACGGTGTGCGGCCCTTGAAAGGGCGGTGCCTGCATCCATGATGATAGGACTTCCACGACCGGATTTGAAGTGTATCATCCGGTTTCGTGAAAAACGCCCGCTGACACCCCAAAGGGGTATGGGCGGCATCGACGTGGCGGGCACCCCGCCGCCGCCCGCCCCAGGGCCTTAAAAACCGCTTTAACGGCGGAGCATCCGCGCAAGGGAAACGTACCCCCGGAACTGATCCGGTCGTTTCAGCGCATCCCCCCTTCGGCACACTCCACCCCACGACGTTTTCACCCGTGGGGATGAAGCCTTGCCCGAGATCGAGATTTTCCGCGTCGGTTCACACACCGCCATGCAGGGGGTGACGCTGAACTTCAGCGAGGCCGCCTTGGCCGCCGCATGCGACGCCTACCTCCCCGGCACCCATGAGGCGCCGTTGGTGATCGGCCATCCGAAGGACACCGCCCCGGCCTGGGGTTGGGTGAAGGGCCTGCGGATGGAAGGCGGCGTGGTGCTGGCCAACTGCGGCCAGGTCAACCCCGACTTCGCCGAGTTGGTGCGCAAGGGTTCGTTCAAGAAACGCTCCGCGAGCTGGTACCACCCCGACAACCCGGCCAACCCGAAGCCCGGCACCTACTACCTGCGTCACGTCGCGTTCCTCGGCGCCCAGCCCCCGGCCCTCAAAGGTTTGAAGGACGTGGACTTCGCCGAGGAAGGCGAGGTGGTGACGGTCGAGTTTGCCGAGGTGCGCCCCTGGCAACGCGCCAGCGGCTGGCGTTCCGTCGCCGCCCTGTTCCGTGGCCTGCGCGACATGCTGGTGGAACAGCAGGGGGCCGAAAAGGCCGAAGCCATGCTGCCCGCCTATAGCATCGACAACCTTCTGACCCTGTCCGAGGCCGAGGCCAACGCCGACGCGCCCGACAGCCCCGCCTTTTCCGAACCGCAACAGACCGAGGAACCCTCCGTGGGACAGAACACCCAACCCGACGCGGCCGAGCTGAAACGCCAGGCCGATGAACTGGCGCTTCAGCGGGCCGACTTCGCCGAAAAGCAGACCGCCTTCCGCCGTGACCAGAACGCCACCTTCTTGGATGGCCTGGTGGCCCAGGGCCGCCCGCTGCCCATCCCGAAGGACAACCTGCTGAACTTCATGGAGGCCATCAGCGCCGACGCCCTGGTGATGGACTTCGCCGAAGGCAAGAAGCCGGTGGCGGACACCTTCCGGGAAATCCTGAAGGCCATCCCGGCGACCGTGGATTTCAGCGAGCGGGCGCCCGGCACCCCCGGCGAAGACCCCGACGCCGCCGAAGACCCCAGCGACGTGGCCAGCCGCGCCCTGGACTACCAGGAAAGCCAGCGGGCCAAGGGCATCACCATCAGCACCACCGACGCGGTGGCGTATGTCGAGAAGGAGCGCAAGAAGTGACCATTCGCACCATCAGCAAGAGCCGCCGCGCGGCCACCGCCATCCCGCCCTATCGCATCGTCAAGCCCGGCCCCGCCGATGGCGAGGTGGCGCTGGCCACCGCCGCCACCGATGCCCTGATGGGCACCACCGGCCAGCTTGGCGCGGCCATCAGCGAACGCGTGGACGTGGATTTGGGCGCCATGCCCGAGGTGGAGCTGGGCGGCACCGTCGCCGCTGGCGACCCGTTGACCGCCGACGCCAACGGCAAGGCCGTCAAGGCCATTCCGGCGGCGGGCGTCAACGTCCGCATCATCGGCTTTTCCGACACCAGCGGCACCGCTGGCGCCGTCATCACCTACCTGCACGCCCCCGGCGTGATGCAGGGCTAAGGGAGTAACCCCGCATGTCCACGTCCCCGTTCGTCGTCGTCCCCACCCTGAGCTCTATCGCCATCGCCTACCGCAACCCGGCCTATACGCTGATCGGGGAAAAGGTGATGCCGCGCGTCAGCCCGGTGCTGACCACCAAGGAATTCACCTACAAGGAATACGACCTGGCCGCCGGTTACACCGTTCCCGATACCGCCGTGGGCCGCACTGGCCGCCCGGCCGAGGTCGATATCAAGGCCGAGGACCGGACGGGCAAGTGCGAAGACCATGGTCTGGATCACCCGGTTCCTCAGCCCGACATCGACCAGGCCAAGGGCACCAACACCAATCCGCTGGGCGTCGCCGCCGAACACGTCACCAACCTGGTGCAGCTTGCCCGCGAAATCCGCGTGGCGGCCAAGACCTTCAACGCGGCCAGCTATGCCGCCACCAACGTCCAGGCGCTGGCGGGCACCGACCAGTTCAGCGACCCGAACAGCGACCCGGTGGCCATCATGACCGAGATGCTGGACACGCCGCTGTTGCGTCCGAACCGGCTGGTGTTCGGCAAGCGGCCGTGGTCCATCTTCCGTTCCCACCCCAAGGTGTTGAAGGCCGTTTATCCCAACGGCAACGGCGGCGGCATGGCCACCCGCCAGCAGGTGGCGGACGCGTTCGAAGTCCAGGAAATCCTGGTGGGCGAAAGCTTCGTCAACGGTAACCGCAAGGGCCAGGCGGCGGCTATGCAACGTGTCTGGGGCGGCCACATCGCCGGTCACTTCATCGACCCGACCGCCAGCAACCAGGCGGGCGTCACCTGGGGCCTGACCATGCAATACGGCCAGAAGGTGGCCGGAACCCAGGCCGATGGCGGCATCGGCGCCTGGGGTGGGCAGCGCGTCCGCGTCATCGACAGCGTGTGCGAACTGGTCGTGTCCAAGGACGCGGGCTTCCTGATCCAGAACGCCGTCTAAGGGGGGAACCATGCTCTACAAAGTGAAGGGAACCATTCGCTACAACGGCAAAATCTATGAAGACGGCGGGTTGGTGGAGATCGCCGACCAGCACGCCGGTCCCTTGATGTCCGTGGGGAAGCTGGAACGCCTGGTGGGAACCGACCTGGGCCGCGCCTATGCCGAGATGGACCGCAACAATCCCCAGCCGGAAGGCGACAACCACGCGGCCGAGTTGCGCGAAGCCAACGACAAGCTGAACGCCATCTTCGAAGTGGTGGTGGGCGTGGACGGTGTTCCCGGCAACCTTTTCCTGTTGGACGCCATCAAGTGGATGGCGGCCGAGCTGGCCGCCGCGCGCCTCGCGCTGGCGCAGATCAAGGGCACCGACACCCCGGCGCCGCCCGCCGAGGCCGAACCCGAGCCGAAGGACACCGCCGAGGCCCAGGCCCCGGACGGCCCCAAGGACCAGCCCGACCCGGAGCCGGAACCCGACCCGGCCAAGGACGCGCCCAAGAAGCGCAAGTAACCCCCACTAACCCAAGCCCCCGGATGGTTCGCCATCCGGGGCAAGGATTGCCCCGGCGATGACCTACGCGACCCAAGACGACATGGTGGCCCGCTTCGGCGAAACCGAGCTGGTGCAGTTGACCGATGACGCCGGAACCGGCGAGATCGGGCCGCGCCTGGCCGTCGCCCTGGCCGATGCCGACCAGGTCATCAACGGCTATGCGGCGGGCACCTATGACGTGCCGCTGGCGCCCGTGCCCGACCTGGTGACGCGCTGGGCCTGCGACATCGCCCGCTATTTCATCCACCGCGACGGCGTGACCGAACTGGTGGAGAAGAATTACAAGGCCGCGCTGGCTGGCCTGAAGGACGTGGCCAAGGGCGACCTGATCCTGGAATGCCAGGGCGTGGAAGCCGAGGAAGCCGATACCGAAGACGACGACCTGGCCACCTACGACGATGCGCCCAGCATCATGTCCGGGGGGCCGTGGCATGGCTGAAGGCGTCAACTTCACCATCAGGGCGGACGGCACTTCCGCTGTCAGCCGCGCCCTGGTCCAGCTTCAACTCAGCATCCGCTTGCACGAGCTGCTGGACGAAATCGGCGCCTCGCTTCTGACCAGCACCCAGCGGCGGTTCGAAGATGAACAGGCGCCCAGCGGGGCGCCCTGGGACCCCATCCAGCGGGATGGCTCCATCCTGCGCGACAGCGGGCGGCTGTACCAGTCGCTGACCTATGTCGCGGGTCAGGCCCAGGTCGAGGTCGGCACCAACGTGGTGTACGCCCGCATCCATCAATTGGGCGGCCAGGCGGGCCGGGGCCGGAAAGTGACCATCACGCCGCGTCCCTTCCTTGGTCTGGATGATGCCGACCGGCGCGAGCTGATGGAGATCGTCAACGACTATGTACGCGAGGCCCTGCCGTGATCGCTGAAATCGAAAATGCCATGCTGCAACGGCTGCAAAGCGCCAAGGCGCTGGGCCTGTTCGGCTATCAGGTCAAGACCATCGACAGCCTGGGCGTCGAATTTGACGACGCCGACGCCCTGAAGAAGTCCGTCAACCTGGTGCCCGGCCTGTGGGTGACGTTCCAGGATGAGGTCAAATCCGGCGACGGCGCCTATGGCGAACATCGCATGAAGGCCACCTTCCGCGTGGTGGTGGCCGCCATCAACAAGCGGAACCAGGCCGCCACCCGCCATGGCGCGGGAAATGACGTGGGCACCTATCAGATGGCCCAGGACGTGCGCGCCCTGCTGGCGGGTCAGAAGCTGGGCTTGGCCATCAGCTACCTGGAACCCGTGCGCATCCGTACCTTCCCCGCCGTCGAACGGATCATGCCCGGCCTGTCCGTCATGGCGGTGGAATTCACCACCACCTACACCGCCACCGACGCCCCGGACCAGCCGGGCGCGCAGATCGGCGCCCCCAACGGACCGGACGTGCCGCGCGACAAGGGGCTGGCCGAGGCCATGGCCATTGGCGCCGGTATCACCGATTTCCGCACCTCACACGCCGATTGGGCGCCGCCCTTCAACCTGTCCGCCACCGTGAACCTGGAGCAATGACCAGATGGCCGAGCTGCATCTGAAACCCGCCCGAGAGGGCGACATCATCCGCGACCCCGCCAGCGGTCGCATCATGCCGCCCGAGGGCGAGACGAAGCCGCGCAATCCCCATTGGCTGCGCCGCCTGGGCCGTGGCGAGGTGGCCGAAACCACCGCCGAGGCCATCGCCAAGGGCAAGAAGGAACGCGAGGCCAAGGAAGCGGAGGCCCGCGCCGAAGCTGAACAGGTCGCCGCTGAGACGGTGGCCGAGAACACCGCCGAGACGGTGGCCGAACCGGCCCCCGACGCGAAGCCCCGCAAGGGCAAGGAGTAAGCCCCCATGACGATCAGTTTCGCGCAAGTCAGCCTGTCCTCTCGCCTGCCGGGCTTTGAGGTCGAATTCGACAACAGCCACGCCGTGAAGGGCCTGGCGCTGGACGCCACCCGCGTGGTGATGTTCGCCCAGAAGCTGCCGGGCGGCACCGCGCCCACCAACGTGCCCACCCGCTTGCTGGCCGCCGACCACGGCGTGAAGCTGGGCGGCCGTGGGTCCATGCTGGCCGCCATGGCCCGCGCCTTCCGCAAGGCCAGCGACATGATGGACGTGTGGGTGGTGGCGCTGGAAGACAACCCGGCGGGCACCAAGGCCACCGCCGCCATCACCACGACCGGCCCCGCCACCTCGGCCAGCACCCGCACGGTGTGGATCGGTGGCCAGCGTGTCCAGTTCTCCGTCGCCATCGGCGCCACCGCCGACCAGGTGGCCGAGGGTCTGGCCGCCGCCATCAACGCCAACCTTGACCTGGTGTTCATCGCCGCCGTGGACGGCGCCACGCCGTCCAAGGTCAACCTGACCGCCCGGCACAAGGGCGCGGCCTGGAACGGCCTGGACATCCGCCTGGGCTATTACCAGGGCGACATCCCCGACGACGGCCTGACCTTCGCCATTACCCCGTTCACGGGCGGCGCGGGCAATCCCGACCTTGTGGCGGGCATGACCGCCCTGGGCGACGCGCAGTATCACCATGTGGCGAACCCCTATACCGATGGCGCCAATCTGGCGGCGCTGGTGACGGAATTCACCGAACGTTGGTCCGCTGGCCAGCAGATCGAAGGCCAGGTGTGGAGTGCGCACGCGGGCGACCACGCGGCACTGACCACCTTGGGCAACAGCCTGAACGCCTTCCCGCTGTCCATCATGCCCACCTATGGTTCGCCCACCCCGGCCTATGAGGTGGCGGCCATCTATTGCGCGGTGGCGGCGTCCTCCATCGACATCGACCCGGCCCGCCCGCTCCAGACCCTGACGCTGAAGGGCATGATGGCCCCGGCCGAGAAGGACCGCTTCGACAAGCTGGAGCGCAACCTTCTGCTGTGGGACGGCATCAGCACCTTCGTGGTGACTTCCTCGGGCCTATGCCAGATCGAGCGGGCCATCACCACCTATCAGGTCAACGATTGGGGCCTGAACGATCCCAGCTATCTGGACGTGGAAACCCCGGCCACCCTGTCGGTGCTGCGCCGCACCTGGCGCGCCCGCCAGGCGCAGAAGTTCCCGCGCCACAAGCTTGCCGACGACGGGACCAATTTCGGCGTCGGTCAGGCCATCGTCACGCCCTCCATCCTGAAGGCCGAAAACATCGCCCTGGCCCGTGATTGGGAACAGCGCGGGTGGGTGGAGAACGTGGACGCCTTCAAGGCCGCCCTGGTGGTCGAGCGCAACGCCGACGACCGTTGCCGCGCCGACCATCTGCTGCAGCCCGACCTGGTCAACCAGTACCGCAAGGGCGCGGCGCTCATTCAGTTCATCGTTTAACGGGGGTTTAAATGACCAAATACCTTGGCCGCGCCGATATCGCCTACGACGGCAAGAAGGTGGGCACCCTGCCCGGCGCCTCGCTGGATTTGGGCGGGTGGGAGCGCAAGGCCGTCGTCCTGGGCGACGGCACCGTGGGCTTCAGCGAAAGCCCGAAGCAATCCGAGCTGGAATGCGACGTGCCCATTTCCGCCGAAACCCCGGTGGAAGACATCAACAACCTGGTGGACGCCACCGTGACCTTCCGCGCCGACACTGGCCAGACCTGGCTGATCCGCAACGCCTTCCGCGCCGACACGCTGAAGTTCTCGGCCAAGGATGGCGGCCCGATGAAGATCAAGATCAACGGCAATCCGGCCGAGAAAATCTAAGGGGGCAGAGATGGAAGCCAAAACCACCACCAACGAAAAGGGCCTTCCGGTCCACACCTTCCCGCTGTTCCGGCCGCGCACCATGGGCGGTGTCCGCTATGCGGCGCTGAGCATGGTTGAGCCGCACGTCAAGGCCAACATGGAGATGATCGACGTGCTGGGCGATGCCGACGCGGCTGGTCCCCGTGTTCGTGAATTCACCATGCTGGCCATCTTGTGCGGCGTGCCGGTGGACCTGATCGAAATCTTGCATCCGGTCGATTACACGAAACTCCAGGAACTCCTGCAAAATTTTCCCTCGCCGGAGGACGAGAACTCCGGCGAAACGTCCTCCGACTTGCCCGCGTAAGCGGCTGGTCGCGGGCTGAAATCGAAGCCATGCCGACCAGGGAATTCCTGGCCTACATGGCCGAGGTCCAAGAACTGGAACATCAGGGGTAAGCCTTGTCTCTGGCCACCAACATCATCATCGGCGCGGCGCTGGGGGGAAACTTCAATCCCACCATTGGCAGTGCTGTGGCTGGGATTGGGCAAATCAACCAGTCCATTGGTCAGCTTAGTGGCGCCATGATGCAGGTTGGCCAGGCATGGGCGGCGCTGGAGGGCATTGGAAAAGCCACCGATCAGGCCAGCGACTTCGAACACGAATTGATGCAGGCGGGCATCACCGCCGATATGACCAATGAACAGATCGCGGGGCTGAAGGATCAGCTTCGCGGCCTGGCGGTGCCAGACCGCACCAACCAGTCCATGCAAGACCTGCTGAAGGGGTACACAGCCCTGGTGTCGGCGGGCGCGGACAAGGACAAGGCCAGCGCCATGGTGGAGGCGCTGGGCCGCACCGCCACCGCCGCCCAAGCCAGCGTTGATGACCTGGCCAAGACCGCCTTCGTGCTGCACGACACCTTGGGCGTGGCGCCCGAGGGCATGGGCAAGGCGCTGGACCAGTTGGCCTTCGCGGGCAAACAGGGCGCCTTCGAGCTGAAGGACATGGCCAAGTATTTCCCGGTTCTGGGGGCCAGCGCCAAGAACCTTGGTCTGCAAGGGACCGAGGCGGTCACCACCCTGGGCGCCGCCTTGCAGATCGCCAAGAAGGGCGCGGGTGACCCGTCCGAGGCGGCCAACAATATGAAGAACTTCCTGGCCAAGGCTACCTCTGGCGACACGGTCAAGAAGTTCGCGGAACACGGCGTCAATCTTCAAAAGACGCTGAAGGACGCCATGACCAGGGGCGAGAACCCCATGGAAGTGCTGATCCAGAAAATTCAAACCATGACCAAGGGAGACCCTTTCAAACTCAGCGCACTGTTCCAGGACCAGCAGGTGCTGGATTTCCTGAAGCCCATGCTCGCCAATTTCGAGGAGTACAAGAAGCTCAAGGCCGATATCGCGGGCGCCTCGGGCACGGTGGACACCGATTTCGCCCGCATGATGGAAACCAACAAGGAGTTGCTGAAGGGATTCAAATCACAGCTCGGCAAGCTTGGAGAGGGTGTTGGTGCCGCGCTGTTGCCGCCGTTCAACGCGGTGCTGAAGGTCATTACCCCGGTGGTGACCGTGCTGGGCGACATGGCCAGCGCGTCGCCCGCCACCACCGCCGCCATCGTCGCCGTTGGTGCCGCCTTCACTTTGCTTCCAACCGCCATTACCGCTGTCACCGTCGGGTTCAAGGTGCTGACCGCCACCATGATGGTCAACCCCATTGGTTTGATCGTTGGCGGCTTGGCCATCGGCGCCGCCGTGCTGATCGACAATTGGGGCGCGGTGAAATCGTTCTTCTCCACCATCTGGAACGGTGTCACGGAACACTGGCGCACCATCCTGGCCTTCACCGGCCCCATCGGCTGGGCGGCAATCAAGATCATCGACAATTGGGGCCAGTTGAAGACCTTCGCCATGGGCATGTGGGACGGCATCAGCACCAAATGGGCGGCGCTGGTCGAGGTGGTGACGCCCATCGGCGAGGCCGTCACCGGCATCTTCACCACCGTGTGGGGCAACATCGCGAAAGTCTGGGACGACGGCGTGGCCACCATCATGGCCATTTGGGACAAGGTGCGCGGGCCGCTGACCGACTTCGCCAAGATGATGGGATGGGTGGACCCCATGCCGAAGGTGGGGGAGGCCGTGGCGGCGGCGTCCAACGACAACGCCGTGAACGACAACCAGGTGACGCCCGGCGCCGCCGTGGACAAGGCCGGGGACAAGGCCAGCATGGCCGCGCCCGGTGCCGGTATCACCGCCGCCGAGGCCAGGGGCGCCCAGATCATGGGCAAGAGTTCGGATACCGCCGCCCAGGGTTCGTCCGGGGGTCAGGCCGCCGCCCAAACCGCCGCCGCGCCCCAGCGCCTTGAAGTGGTGCTGGTGCTGCCGCCGGGAGTCCGCGCCGACGTGCGCGGTTCCGCCCCCGGCGTGACCGTGATTCCCCGTACCGGCCAATCCATGGCAGGGGGGAACTGATGGCCGAGAGCTGGCGCGACAATCTGCGCCCGGCAAGTTTCCGGGGCATTGGCTTCGAACAGAAGGGCCGCAAGGGCAAGGGAGGCCGACGCGGCGCCGACCATGAATTTCCCGACCGCGACGAAGGTTTCCCCGAAGATACCGGGCGAAAGATGCGCCGCTATTCAGCGGAAGCCTTCCTGCTGGCGTCCAAGTTGGGGGGCAACTACCTGCCCACCAAGAATAAACTGATTGAGGCCCTGGAGAAAAAAGGCCCCGGCGAATACATCGACACTTGGGGCGACACTTGGCAGGTCCAGGTCCGGGATTTTGAATGGGAGGAACGAGCGGCAGACGGCGGCTATGTCGCCTTCAACATCACGTTCGTTGAGTACGGCAACAAGGCACTGCATACGGTCAAGACCGACACCGCCTATGCCGTGCGCCAGGCCAGCGCCGCCAGCAAGGCGGCGGTGGTGGGGGATTTCGACGCGAAGTTCAGTCCGCGCGGCAATGACGACGTGTTGAGCCGGGCCACCGCCGCCGCTGGCGTTGCGCTGGACAAGATAGAGGCGGCGCTGTCCAAGGGCACCAGCGCGAGCCGCTACAATGGCGGCGTGTCGTCACTGCTGGGCCGCGTGTTGAGCCTGCGGGGGTCCCTGTGGGGCGGTTCCGGCTTCGGGTCATCCTTTTCCGAGCTGATGTCCCTGGCGCTGGGCATGCAAAGCGCGGGCTGGCAACGCTATCAGACGGCGCGCGGCTTCCTGGATTACGGCCAGGACTTCGCCCCCATCACCCCCACCACGACCATGCGCGCCCAGGCCGCCGCCAACCAGGCCGCCCTGATTGATTTGGTGCGCGGCCTGGCGGCGGTCGAAGCGGCGGAAGCCTCGGCCGACATTCCCTTTGTCGTCTACGACGACGCCGTGGGCGTGCGCGACGACGTGGCCACGTCGCTGGACGAACGCATGATGACCGCGCCCGATAGCGTCTATCAGTCCCTGGACACCCTGCGCGCCGCCTCAATCCGCGACATCACCACGCGCGGCGCCGACCTGTCGCGGCTGTCGGACGTGATCAACGACGCCGACACCCCCGCTTTGGTGCTGGCGCATCGCCTCTATGGCGACGCCGCCCGCGAAAGCGACGTGCTGGCGCGTAACCCGACCATTCGCCATCCCGGCTTCATCCCCGGTGGCCTGACCCTGAAGGTGCCGACCAATGGCTGATGCAGAAAACCGCGTGGCACTGTGGGTTGGTGGCCACCGCCATGAGGGGTGGGAGAACATCGCCGTAACCCTGAACCTGGACCACATGGCGGGGGACTTCAACCTGACCCTGACCGACGAATACCTGAATGACGGTCAGCTTGAGAAACACCCCATTGACGGCGGGGCATCCTGCCGCGTGGAAATTGACGGCGAAACGGTGCTGACCGGATGGGTGGACAATCCCATTCCCGCCTTTGACGTGAATTCCAACGTCGTCACGGTGACGGGGCGCGATGCTACCGGCGACCTGGTGGATTGCTCGGCCGAGGTGAAGGAATACCTGAACCAGAAGCTGGAAGCCGTGGCGCGCGACATGTGCGCCCCCTTCGGCATCAAGGTGGTGGTGGCCACGGACACGGGCGCCGTGTTCAAGCGCGTGGCCGTCAACACGGGTGACACCGTGCAGACGTGCATTGAACGCATGTGCCGCCAGCGCGGTGTCCTGCCCTGGTCGGATGGCCTGGGAAACCTGATCATCGGCCGGGGAACCGTGGGCAAACCGGTGGCCGAGTTGAAGCGCGGGGTGAACGTCAAGAGCGCCACGGCACCCAATAACTTCGCCGGGCGCTTCTCGGAAATCATCGTGCGCGGCACCCGCGAGACGCCCGACAGCTCGGACCCCACGGCCGGAAGCCAGGAACAGGGCGTGGCCAGGGACGCGGCCGTGAAGCGGCACCGCCCCAAGATCATCGTTCCCGAAACCCAGGGCGCCATCATCAACCTGAACGAACGAGCCGCCCATGAACAGCGGGTGGCCCAGGGGAAAAGCCGCTCGGTGTCGGCCACCGTGTATGGCTGGCGGCACGATGGCGGCCTGTGGCGCCCCGGACAGACAGTGGCCTTCAGCGACACGCGGTTGCGGATCAGCGGCAATTGGCTGGTGGGCAACGTCGCCTTCGTCAAGAACGATGACGACGGCACGGTGACGAAGCTCAACCTCTATCCGCCGGGTGCGTTCGACCTCTTGGCCCAGCCGGAGGAAGAGTAATGCGCAATCTGGTGAACATGATCCTGGCCGAGGTGGACAACCGCCTGGAGTACCTGAAGAACCGGGTGAAGCTGGGCCTGGGCAAGGGCGTGGTGCACATGGTCAACGATGGCGGCCCGTGCCAGACGGTACAGGCCACCTTCCTGGTGGGGGAAAACCGCGACGGCATGGAGCGGCCCCAGGATTACGGCTTCACGTCGCACCCCTTGCCGGGCATGCAGCCCTTTGCCGGGTTCTTCGGCGGCGACCGTTCCAACGGCTTCGTCATCGCCATGTGTGACCGCCAGTTCCGCATCGCGCTGCTGAAGGGCGAAGTGGCCGTGTATGACGACCTCGGCCAGAAGGTCCACCTGACCCGCACGGGCGTGGTGGTGAAGACCCCGCTGAACGCCACTCTGGAAGCCGACCAGAACGTGACCATCAAGGCCGGGAGGAAGCTGCGCCTGGAAGCCGAAGACATCGAGACGCACGCCACCCGGTCCCGGTCGTGGGACGTGGGCGGCTTTGGCGAGCGGTGGACGTGGACCGGCGGCGCCGCCTGGGAACACAAGACGTGGCAGGCGGGCGCCGCCACCAGTTCCGTGGTCCTTAATATCAAGCCGCCGGAAGGGCCGTAAAATGGACTTTCAAACCGCCTTCAACGGCCAGACCCTAACCGCCGATTGGGTGCTGATCGGCGGCTTGCTGGGCCAAGAGGCCGGGCTGAAGACCGCCATCGCCCTGTCGCTGTTCACCGACCGCCGGGCCGAGCCGGGCGACGTTCTGCCCGATGGCACCACCGACCGCCGGGGCTGGTGGGGCGACGTGGTGCCGCCGGTCAACGCCCCCGACGACACGCCGTGGCGGTCTGGCTCGCGCCTGTGGCTGCTGTCGCGCGAGAAGCAGACGCCCGAAACCGCCCGCCGGGCCGAGGTCTATTGCCGCGAAGCGTTGGAATGGCTGACCCGCCTGGGCGTGGCCGAGCGGGTGGACGTGACTGCCGCATGGCAGGAAACCGGCGTGCTGGGCATCGCCATCACCGTGACCAAGGACGCCAACGTGACCGAAACCTGGGGCTGGCTGTGGGCCGCCAACGACAATCTGGCCACCGCCTGGAAGGACATCGCCGCATGAGCTTCACCCGCCCGACCCTGGCCGAGCTGATCGAACGCGAACAGGCCGATTTCGAAAGCCGCCTGCCCGGCGCCGATGCCCGCTTGCCCATGTCCAATCTGAACGTCATGGCGCGCGTGCACGCCGGGGCGCTGCATGGGTTGTACGGCTTTCAGGACTGGATCAGCCGTCAAATCCCCTTCGACACCGCCGATTACGACATCTTGGTTCGTTGGGCGTCTATCTGGGAAATCGTCCCCAAGCCTAACAGCTTCGCCGTGGGCAACGTGGTGTTCACCGGCAATGACGATACGCCCATCGCCGAGGGCACCGAGGTACAGCGCGCGGACGGCGTGGCCTATGTCACGACCGCCGCCGCTGTCGTGACCGGCACCACGGCCACGGTTCCGGCCGTCGCCAAGGTGGCGGGTACGGGCGGCAATGCGGTGGCCGGGACCAAGCTCAAGGTGGTGTCTACCATCGGCGGTGTGGCCACAGACCTGGTGGTGGGAACGGGCGGCATGACCGGCGGTGCCGATACCGAAACCCCCGCCTCCCTTTTGGCCCGTCTGCTGGCCCGCATCCGCCAGGCGCCGCACGGGGGCGCCGCCCATGATTATGTGGCCTGGGCCTTGGAGGTTCCTGGCGTCACCCGCGCTTGGGTCAAGCCCGGCTGGTTCGGTGTCGGCACCGTGGGCATCATGTTCATGTGCGACGATGGCGGCGGCATCCCCAGCGCCGAGAAGTTGGCCGAGGTGCAAGCCCATATCGACGCCCGCCGCCCGGTGACGGCCGAGGTGGTGGTGTTCGCGCCGACGCCCAAGCCCATCAACCCGGCCATCCTCGGCCTGTCCCCCAGCACCGACGCGGTGAAGGCGGCGGTGGTGGCCGAACTGACGGACCTTTTGCGCCGCGAGGCCGAGCCGGGCGGCGTCATCCTGGGAAGCCATATCCGCGAAGCCATCAGCCTGGCCGCCGGGGAAACCGACCATACCCTGACCAGCCCGGCGGGCAACTTCATCCCGGCCGCCCACGAGATCGCCACCTTGGGCGTGCCGAGCTGGAGCTGACGCCATGCGAGCGACACCCGAGCTTTACCTGTCCCAGCTTCAGGCCCTGCTGCCCACGGGCGCCGCCTGGCCGCGTGAACCCGACACGGTGCTGACCAACGTTCTGCTGGCCATGGCCGATGGCCTGGCCCGCGCCCACAACCGCGCCCTGGACCTGATTGAAGAAGCCGACCCGCGCACCACTCTGGAACTGCTGGCCGATTGGGAACGGGTGTGCGGCCTGCCCGATCCGTGCAGCGGCCCGGCCGCCACCATCGCCGAACGCCGCGCCCAGGTGGTCGCCCGCCTGACCGCGACGGGCGGGCAGTCCCCCGCCTATTTCATCGCCCTGGCGGCGGCGCTGGGCTTTGAAATCACCATCACCGAACGCCGCGCCCGGTTCCACGGCCGCCGCACCCACGGCACGCCCTACGGCGGCCCAGAGATGCAACGGGTCTGGGAAGTGCATCTGCCGCCGGAAACCGTTTTCCGCCGCCGCCACGGGCGCGGCTATCACGGCGAACCCTATGCGAGCTGGGGCGCCCAATCGCTGATTTGCATGCTGGAGCGGCTGAAGCCCGCCCACACCATCATCTGGTACGTCTAGGAGCAAAAGGACCATGGACTATCCCAAGAGCGACCCCCGCGTGGGGCTGCACAACGGCAAATTCACGGACGGTTCGGCCGATGGAACCATCCAGCCGTCGCTGGACACCGCCGCCCATGACAACGCCCTGACCGACGAAGTCCTGAACGTCATCACGGCGGCGGGCTTGATCCCCGACGAATTCGACCATACCCAGCTAAGGCAGTCCATCCAGGCCCTGATCGCGGCCAACGGCAACAACATCCATGTCGCGGCCGACACCGGCGTTGCCAACGCTTACGCCGCCACCGTGTCGGCCTCGGTCACCAACTATGACAACATGGCGGTGCTGCTCAAGATCGGCACGGGGAATACCGGCGCCTGTACCCTCAATATCACTCCGCAGGGGGGCGTCGCGTTGGGCGCGGTCGCCATCAAAAAGATGGTGTCGGGGGTACTGGTCAACCCATCGGCCGGAGATATGCCGACCGGTGGCGTCGTGGTGTTGGTTTACGATGGCGCTGGTTTCCAGCTGGCCAGCGCCTCGGGCGGACAATCGGCGGCGGATATCGGGTATCTCGCTGGCTGGGCCTATGATGGCGTCGGCGAAGACCTGCGCGTCCAAACCTATGGATCGGTCAAACTGGCCCGCTCCGTCACCATCGAGGGAGAGGTTGGCGATGCCGGTCTGGCGCCGACCGGCGCCGCCGTCATCATGGATGTTGAGCGCGACGGCGCCAGCATCTACACCGTCAAACCGCAGATCGCCGCCGGTGCCACCGTGCTGACCGCCGGCGTGCTCGACCCGGCCAAGGTGTCCTGCCCGGCCGGCACCGTGCTGACCTATAAGGTCACCCAGGTCGGCTCGACCATCCGAGGCCAGCAGGTACGTTTTACCCTCAAAGCGAGGGCGTCGTGATGCTGGCGCCGCATCTCAACAGCGTGCCGCGCGGCATCGTCCGCAGTGGTCTCGCCTGCCACTACGATGTCGGCGACGCGCGCTCGTGGCCGGGGACAGGACAGGTCTGGATCGACATGGTCGGCGGCCTCGACCTGGCGCTGGGCGCCACCACCGCAGTCGGCGCCGACGACCCCACCTTTACCGGGTCCGTCGGCGGACGGTCGGCATACTGGTCCATGGATGGCCTGGACTGTTTTATCCAGGCGGCTCCTTATGCCGGGTCCATATTGCGCGGCCTTGGCCGTCGGGGGCAGTCATTTACCGTTGAGGCATGGCTATATCGGGGTCCCTCGGCGGCGGCGACCGAGGTTTTGCTCGCGTCTCAGGGGGCCAGTGGTGGTATCGGCATTAATTACTGCCTCAATATCAGCGGCCATCCTGACGTGTATGTTTACCCGTCCGGCCAGCATGTGGCGGCGACGGTCGGCGTACCGGTGTCGGCGTGGTCTCAGGTCGCGCTGTCCGGGACACCCGACGGCACCGGCATCCGGCACTATCTCAATGGCGCCGACAACGGCGGCGGCGCGCCATCCAACACCTGGTTAACCGGCGACAGCGACCGCCCGTTACAGGTCAGTAAGGACACCGACGGCAACGACTATCTGCAAGCCGGATCGCGCATGGCGATCCTACGTGTTTACAGCCGCGCGCTGTCGGCCAGCGAGATCAGGCACAACTGGCTGGCCCAGCGCGGCCGCTTTGGGATTTGAGGGGGTGTAAGATGGACTATGTGATCGCGGTAACTAATGGTGTAGCGGTCGGCATGCCGCTGCCACGCCCGGCCTCGGTGACGCTGGACAGCGGCCACGAGGTCGGCTGTGGGCATTGGACAGACGCCGAGCTGGCCGAGATCGCCGGGCTGTGGCCGGTGATCCCGTGGGACGAGCACACCCACCGGCCCATCGGCGGCGGCACCGTCAAGGACAGTGCGGTGGCGCCAAATCTGGAGCCGCAGCCGCCCGAGTATCTGGCCACTCGGAAGGACGAGGCCAAGGCCGCTATCCGATCAGGCGCCAGCGGGGCGCGGGACGCCTTCCGCACGCCTGGCAAGGACGGTGTTTACCTGACCAAACTGACCGAAGGCCGTGCCTGGTACACTGCCGGTAATCCCGAAGACCTGACCAACTATCCCACCATTGCCGCCGAGGTAGGGGTGACCGCGCCCACCGCCACCGCCCTAGTGGCGTTGTGGGAGGCTATGAACGAGGTCTGGACCAAGCGCGCGCTGCCAGCCATTGAGGGGGCGGAACAGCGGGCACTGAAGGCGGTGACCGAGGCCAAAACCGTGGATCAGGTCATTGCAGCCCAGAAGGTGATCTGGCCGAAGCCCGAGGACTTCTCCTGATGATCACGTTGCGCTTCTCGGGCGGCATGGGGCTGGCGGGGCGGGCGGTGCAGGCCGCCACCTGGTCATGGGCCAGCCATGTGGATTTCGAGTTGGAGGACGGTCGCCTGGTGGGCGCCGTCCCCGGCCGGGGCGTCTGCATCCGCGACCCTCGGGACGATGCTCCCAGCCGGGTGGAACGATACCAGATCAAGCTACCCTGGGGCCTCTACGGTTCGCCGCTGGATTGGGCGCTTAACCAAGTGGGCAAGCCCTATGACTGGTTCGGTGTGCTGGGCTACGCCCTGCGCCGCCGCTGGCAGGATAAGGACGCCTGGTTCTGTTCCGAGCTGGTGGCCTTCGCCTTCCGAGGCGCTGGCTATCCGCTACTGCGGGCCGACGACGCCTGGCGCATCACCCCGCGCGACCTTCTGCTGTCGCCCTATCTTGTGCCCCTGGACAAGTACGAATGCCGGTCCTGTTCACACCCCTGCGAAGCCCCCGGCGCCCGCCCTGTTGGGTCCTGCCTCTTGGGCCACCGTGCCCCATAAAAAGGGGGTGTTCTTTGACATCGTGAATACCCCCTTCAAGGGGCCTTAAAACCCGGCTTCCGAGGCTCGCGGCGCTGTCCGAAATCGCGCGCTAAAATGTCCGAAATCGCGCGCGCCGCTACACCATCGTGCTGAGCACCGCGACGCAACCGGCCCTGACCGATCCCCAGTGGCTGCCGGGCTGCGCCCTGACCGGTGTGACCGAGATCATCTCGGACCCCCATGCCCTGCACGCCGCCATGCGCCGTGTCGGCTATGACTGGGCCGGACCGTTGAATGATGCGGCGGTGGCCGAACGCATGCTGGCGCAGCCGCAGGTCCTGACCGTGGTCAATACCCGCCGCCATGCCCGCGAATTGTTCGCCCTGATCCGGGGCAATCCCGGCGCCTTCCATCTGTCGGCGGCCATGACCCCAGCCCACCGCACTCAGGTTCTGGCCGGTATCCGGGACGCGTTGAAACACGGACGGCCGTGCCGCGTGGTCTCGACCCAGGTGGTGGAGTGCGGCGTCGATGTGGATTTTCCGGCGGAGTTCCGATCGCTGGCCGGGCTGGATTCCATCATCCAGGCCGGGGGGCGCTGCAACCGCTCGGGCGGGCGGAAGGACGCGGTGGTGACGGTGTTCGCCGCCCCCGGCCACCCTGTGCCGTCCCTCTGGAGCAACCACGCCACCCTGGCCCATCAGGTGCTGACCGGAAAATTCGCCGCCGACCCGGCAGCGCCCGAGGCGGTGGCGTGGTATTTCAAAAACCTGTTCCGCGACGAGAACCGCGACGTTCACGGCATTTGCCGCCTGCTGGAGGCCAACAGCCAATTGGCCTTCGCCTTCCGCAGCGCCGCCCAGGCGTTCCAGTTGATCGAGGGCGGGCAGGTGGACGTCACCATCCCCCGCACCGCCGAAGCCCAAGAGCTGGTCCGTCGCCTGGAAGCCGAAGGCCCCGCCCCCGCCCTGCTGCGCGCCCTGCACCCCCACACGGTGCAACTGCGCCCCGCCCAGGCCAAGGCGTTGGGCGGCGCACTGCGGCTGGTGGCGGAACGGGTGTGGGTGTTGGACGCGGCGGCGTATGATGCGGAGATGGGTGTGAAGGGATAGGGGAGGGCGATACCCCTCCCCACCCGGCACAGTTTGCTGCACCTCACTGGTGAGGTTTCAATCCACACCCTCAATGGCGAGGGCGACAGGCCCAGGTTATATGGGCTCAGAAGATGCTATCTTCCTCACAAGTGATGTTCAAGCCCCCTATTGCAAGGCACCGAGTTTCAGCGTAGCTTAGATATGGGTTGAGAGCGCCCTCACGCTCCCAACCCAAAAGCGAAACAACCGTTCATCCCGAAAGGAGGTCGTTTCATGGCCCGGCATCGCCAAGCGAGAATAGTCTAGCGCAGGAAGACCGCCCTTGAAAGAGGACCTTCCCTGTCTCGGCCGTCGGATGGTGCGGCAGGGATAGAGCGCGCAATTTAGCCATCACCTTCCCTCGCACGGCCTCGTCGCTGCGATCCTTAAGCAAGCGGGCATATGATGCGCTATCCCATCCTGATTGAAGAAGGCTCGGAAGACACGGCCTTCGGAATCGTGGTTCCTGATCTGCCCGGCTGTTTCTCGGCTGGCGACACGCTGGATGAGGCCATGGAGAGCGCCAAGGAGGCGGTGGCGGCCTGGGTGGATTCCGCGCTGGATAGCGGTGCCACGATTCCGGCTCCGTCCAAGTTGGAGGATGTGCGCCGTCTTCCCGGATATGAGGGCTGGAGTGTCGGAATCATCGAACTGGACCCCGCCCTGTTCGACGACACCATCGAGCGCGTCAACATCACCCTGCCGAAGCGTGTCCTGCGCCGTCTGGATGATCTGGCCAAGGCCCGCCAGCAAAGCCGTGGTGCTTTCATCGCCGACCTCACACTCCACTTGTGA